ATGGCTGTGTCAGGGCTGTCTAAGGGCATGAGTGCCCTCGCTTCAGCAGTAATACCCTATATGATCAAGGAAGTAGAGCGTACTTTAGACAGCTTCCAACGCATGAGCACAGCGGGTGCAGTATTTTCTGATGGCATGACTGGTATGCGACATGCAGCAGCTGCCGCTGGTTTGAGTTTGGACACTTTCAGCAAAATAACGACAGCTAATGCAGAGTCGTTTGGCGCCACTGGTCTAGGTGTAACAGGTGCTGCTAAAAAGTTTGCCGAAGTGTCCAACATCATGTCGAAATCAGGTATTCAACAACAAATTTTAAATTTGGGTTACAGCTTGGAAGAGTACGGATCATTGACTGCTGATGTCATGGCCAATCTCAATCGCACAGGTAATTTACGTTCAGTGTCGGATGAGCAAATCGCTAGCATTACAGGTCAATATGCTAAAGATTTAAGAATAATATCTAGTATTACTGGGGAGGATGCTAAGAAAAAACTAGCAGCGGTGCGAGCAGAAAACGACATATTGGCTTTCCAGCAAAAACTAGCAGAAAAGACCCCCGAGCAGCAGCAGGCAATAGAAACAGCCATGGCAAGTATGACAGCAGCTCAGCAAAAAAATCTAAGAGAAGTGATACTGTTTGGGTCTGTGATTAATCAGGAAGGCGCCATTATGGAGGCGACTATCCCGGCTCAAGCAGAACTAACTCGAAGTTTTAAAGAATTATATGACTCAAATCAGCTAAATGCTGAAAATGTTTCTAGATTGAAAAGCCAGAAATCTCAAGAGATTCAGAGGCAAGGCCAAGCCCAAGCGGGACTAGGGCAAGCTGGGTATTTTGGTGGTATTGCTGGTGCTTCAGCACAAGCAATTAACGAGTTAATGAAAGATAGTAGAAAGTATACTGAAGCTGCAGTGGCAGGTGGTATAGCGGCTACCAAAGGTCAAGCGACTACTAAAGATCCGCTTACTGCAAGTGTTACAGACGCAGTGCTTGCTGTTGAAGCAATGCGTGTAGAAATGGAAAAACTTGTTATGGACAGTGGCGCGTTGGCGAAATTTGGTGAAATGTTAAGTCAAATAACCAAGGTCATGGCAGAAGGACTCAAAGAACTCGGGGGTGCAGTTACTGGTGATACAGCTAAAGGTGCGGCTATTGGTAGTAGTATTGGAGATGTTGCAGGCGCTGGACTAGGTGCAGCCGCTGGTGGTCTAGCCGGGCGGGCATTGGCAGGACGAGCAGCTGGTGGACTAGCAGGACGAGCACTAGGCGGGCTAGGCGGGTCCGTATTGGGTCCGGGTGGTGCTTTATTAGGTATGGTAGCCGGCGGCGCACTAGGTGACTATTTAGGCGGTAAGATAGGTGAAGCAATTAGTGGGTTACTAGGATCTGGAAAAGCCCTAGGTGGAATCTCAGCAGGTCCTGACAGCGGATATTTGGAAAAATTACACGGTGTTGAAGCAGTGGTACCGTTGCCCGACGGGCGCAGCATTCCAGTTACTATGGATTCCGGTGGGGATTCAGCTATGCTAAACTTAATGAAAGAACAAGTTGAACTGTTTAAGGACATGTTGGATTCCTTGCGTAATTCTGAAGATCTTCAAGATAGAATGTTGGCCAACAGCTTTTAAACGCTAAATATTAAATCATAAAGCACAACAATGGCCTGGACAAAACGATTTACTAACCAAACTGCAACGCAGCCTCAGACGCAATCTCCGTTGGATTTTGCTGCTCTCATGGAAAATCGCGGGACTTATAGAAATTACGAGTCAACGCTGCCCGAAGTCTACATTGGGCATCCAAATCGCAGTGAACGTTACAATCAGTACGAACAAATGGATATGGATAGTGAAATATCCTCGGCATTGGAAATAATTGCTGAATTTTCAACACAAAACAATATTGAAAACGGCACTGCATTTAACATAAGATTCAACGAAACTCCCACAGATACTGAAATTGCCATTGTCAAAGAGCAGTTGAAAAACTGGGTATCATTAAATCGATTTGATCATCGATTGTTCAAATTGTTTAGAAATGTGCTTAAGTATGGCGATCAAATTTTCGTTCGTGATCCTGAAACATTTGAACTGTACTGGGTTGAGATGAGCAAGGTAGTTAAAGTAATTGTTAATGAGCACGAAGGTAAAAAGCCTGAACAGTATATACTGAGTGAAATTGCTCCAAATTTTCAAAATCTCACAATGACTGCTATTAGCACCAGTGACACATTTGCTAATCATCCACAAGTAGGTGGTACTAGTGGTGCTTACGTTCAACCACGTGTTCCCTACAGTGGCGGTAACAGGTTTAGTGTAGCTAACAATGAAAATGCCATTGCTGCAGAACATGTGGTTCATCTCAGTTTAACTGAGGGCTTGGACATTAACTGGCCATTTGGCAACAGCATATTGGAACGAGTATTCAAAGTGTTCAAGCAAAAAGAACTCTTAGAAGATGCTATCTTAATCTATCGTATACAGCGAGCACCTGAGCGTAGAGTATTTAAAATTGATGTAGGTGACATGCCAAGTCACATGGCCATGGCTTATGTTGAACGTGTTAAAAATGAAATTCACCAGCGCAGAATTCCCACACAAACAGGCGGTGGCGCTACTGTAATGGATGCTACTTACAATCCCATGTCAACACTGGAAGATTACTTCTTCCCAGTAACAGCAGACGGACGGGGATCCAGTGTTGATGTTATGCAGGGCGGAAGTCAACTAGGCGAAATTGACGATTTAAAATTCTTCACTAATAAACTCAGCCGTGGTCTAGGTATTCCCAGCAGTTACTTGCCCACTGGGTCCGAAGACGGTACTCAGTCATTCAATGACGGGCGAGTGGGCACAGCCTTAATCCAAGAATGGCGGTTTAATCAAACCTGTAAGAGATTACAAGAATTGATTGTGCATACATTAGATCAAGAGTTTAAAATGTTCATGCGTTGGCGTGGACTAAACATTGACAATGGCTTGTTTGACCTTAAATTTAACGAACCGCAAAACTTTTCCAAGTATCGTCAGGTTGAAATTGACAATGCTCGTATTACAGGTTTTCAGCAGCTGGAGGCAGTTCAGTATCTTAGCAAACGTTTCTTATTAAAGCGTTATCTAGGTCTGAGCGAAGAAGAAATGCTGGAAAATGAAACACTGTGGCGCGAAGAACATGCTGATGATGTACAGGCAGTGGTGTCAGACTCGGCCAATGTTGGACTTCGTGCAGCAGGTATTTCGCCAGACAATATCGGTACAGACATTGAAAACTTTGAAACGGCAGCAGCACCGCCACCAGAATCTGAGGAAGCGACACCTGTAGGAACAGGCATTGCTCCAACAATGTCGCAAGCGGCCCCTGCGTCAAATGCTGCTCCAGCACCATCACCAGTACCGGGAGGCGTATAATGATATTAACAGAAATGTTCAAAGATGACGAAACTGGGTATTATGATCCCGAGGATGATAATACAACCTTAAAGCTCAGTGACCTGCGTAAAACTCGGCTAACACTGTTGCAATTGAACAAAATGCGTAAGATGGACGACGTTCGATCCTACGAACAAGCTAAAAAAATTGAGCAAGTTCAGCTGCAATATGCACCTAAAGTTGACGCGATGCCAGGTGGGTTACCGGGCATGTAATGAGTTTTAACAGCAGATTTCTTTAAAATTTAGCTACTAAATAAAAAAACCGCCAAAAAACCGCTGTTAACCAGCGGTTTTTTCTTGTCTTATTTAAATATTATTACACAAAGTCTACTTTACAACAAGGATTTTACTATGAACAAATACGAACAACTAATTGACTTGATTATTAACGAGGACACGGAAGAAGCTCGCAAACTTTTTCATACAATCGTTGTTGAAAAGTCACGTGAAATTTATGAAAACTTGATCGACGAAGATGATTTCGAAGAAGGCCACGTTGGCGGAAGCGAAATGGAAGAGCTAGTTGATGAAGTTAGTGCAGACGAAGAAATGCACGCCATGTACGAAGATGAGGAGTTTGACATGGACAGCGAAGAGCTGCCAGTTGACGACACAGGCATGGACGGTGACGAGTCTGCAATGGACGACGAAATGGACATGGACGTGGACAGCGAAGACGAAGAGGAACTTGAAGATCGCGTTGTTGATCTTGAGGACGCACTTGACGAGCTCAAGGCCGAGTTTGACCGTCTAATGGCCGACGAAGCTGGTGAAGAAGAACACGCCGGCGACGAGGACATGGACATGGACATGGACAATGAGGAAGGCGACGAGGAAGAAGAACTTGCTGAAAACTTTGCTCGTAACAAGCGTGTTGTTAAAGAGTACGTAACTCCTGTTAAGCATGACTTCCATACTGGTCAACAAAAAGGCGAGTCTGGTCAAATGGCTGGTACCGGTGCCCACAGCGAAAAGCAAGGCGGGCGTAACAAGACTAGTGTTGTAGCTAACCCAAATAAAATGGGCGGAACAGCAGTTACATCCAAAGGCGGTAACCAAGACCAAGACGGCACCAAGCCAGTTAAGGCCAGCAACGAGTACACCAAAGGTGAAGGCAAATTGCCTGGCTCTGGCAAGTTTGCTAACGTAGCTGGCAAAGATGCTAGCAACTCAGCTTATAAGCATAAAGAAGCTGCTTACGGGTCAGGCAAGCAAAGTGATGCTACTGGTAACATGGCTGGTACAGGACATAACAGTCCTAAGCAAGGCGAAACCAACGTCAAGAGCCCACTGGGTCGCAAGTAAGCACAACGGAGCAATCAGGCTATAATAATGTTAAAAACAAAAACACTATTACAAGAATACATTGCTCCCAGTGTAGCCGGCCACGTCGTTGAAAGTGTAGATAGCCCTGATGGTAAAGGACGAGACCTTTACCTCAAGGGCATTTGCATCCAAGGTGGTGTAAAAAATCACAACCAAAGAGTTTATCCAGTTGATCAAATCGCCCGCGCCGTCGACAGTATCAAGCATACTATACGAGATCACGGCGGAGTATGCGGTGAAGTTGATCATCCAGATGATTTAAAAATTAACCTAGATCGTGTAAGCCATATGATCACAGACATGTGGATGGAAGGGCCTAACGGTTATGGTAAATTGAAAATAATTCCTACCCCAATGGGAAACTTAATCAGCACCATGTTGGAAAGTGGTGTTAAATTAGGTGTAAGTTCTCGTGGATCAGGCAACGTTAATGAATCTAACGGAAACGTTAGTGATTTCGAGATGGTCACTGTCGACATTGTAGCTCAGCCCAGCGCCCCAAATGCATATCCCAAAGCTGTTTATGAAGGGCTTATGAATATGCGCTATGGCCACAGAGCCCTCGAGCTAAGTCGAGATTTGAATAATGACCCCACAGTTCAAAAACATTTGAAAAAAGCAGTACTAGCTTTAATCAAAGATTTAAAAATCTAACCAGGAGAAATACAATGTTTGAAGCATTGCAACCGTTAATTGAAAGTGGTGTACTTAACAGCGATACGCAACAAGCACTTCAAGAAGCATGGGACGGCAAACTAGCCGAAGCCCGAGATCAAGTCCGTGCTGAATTGCGTGAAGAATTTGCTCAAAAGTACTCTGCCGACAAGAGCGTAATGGTTGAGGCTTTAGATCGTATGGTAACAGAAAATCTTCAACGTGAAATCAGCGAATTTGCTGAAGATCGTGATGCACTCCGTAAAGATCGTGTAGTGCTTGGGCGTAAAATCGCCGAAGCAGCCGAAGCAACTTCTCGCTTTTTAGCTACCCAGCTCAAGCGCGAGATCACTGAACTACGCGAGGATCGCCAACAGTATCGCAATAATATTGCGAAACTGGAGAAATTCATGAGCGATCGTCTTTATGAAGAAATTAAAGAATTCTCACAAGATAAAAAGGCACTAGTTGAAACCAAAGTTCGACTAATTGCTGAAGCACGTAATCAACTTGACGCTGTTAAAACTCGTTTCGTTGAAAAAAGCGCACGTCTTGTCAAAGAATCTGTTGCTAAGAATCTATCGTCTGAACTAACACAGCTCAAAGAAGATGTAAAATCGGCACGTGAAAACATGTTTGGCCGTAGACTGTTCGAGGCCTTTGCAACTGAATTTGCTGCAACTCATCTCAATGAGAACAAAGAAATTGCCAAGCTCAACAGTGAGCTCAATGAGACACGCAATCAGCTAGCCCAGCGCAAGCAACTAGCAGAAAGCGCTCAAAGAGATCTAAGGATTGTTACTGACCGCGCAACACGCCAGCAACTTATGACCGAATTGATGGCTCCATTAGCCAAAGATCGTGCATCAGTAATGGTGCAGTTGTTGGAAACTGTGCAAACTCCAAAATTACGGCAAGCGTTTGACAAATACTTGCCCTCAGTACTAAATGCTAAAACTAGCAGCTCTGCTGTTTCGCAAGAAACTCGCACAGTGCTAGCTGAAAGCACTGTTAAAACCGAAATCACTGGCGATAAACCTGCTAAGCCAGCTCAGGATTCCAACAACATTGTTGAAATCAAAAGATTAGCGGGACTACGTTAAACATTATAGGAGATATTAAAATGTCACGTATTTTACTAGAAGGTCGCTGGAACGACACTCGAGACGCTCTACTAGAGGGTCTACAGGGTACCAAGCGCAACAACATGTCTGTTATCCTTGAAAACACTCGCAAGAGTCTTCTTGAGAGTGCAACTGCTGGTAGCTCAAGCGCCGGCAACATCGCTACACTAAACCGTGTGATTCTTCCAATCATCCGTCGTGTTATGCCCACTGTTATCGCTAACGAAATCGTTGGTGTTCAGCCCATGACTGGTCCTGTTGCTCAAATCCACACATTGCGTGTTCGCTACGCTGACTCAGTTACTGCGTCAATTGCTGCTGACAGTGCAGTTTCTGGACAAGAAGCACTAAGCCCGTTCAGCATTGCTACAGCTTACTCTAGCAATGTCCCTGGCACAACCAGTGCATCAAGCAAAGCCAACTCAACTGCTACTCTAGAAGGTGCTCCTGGTAGCCGTATCAACGTTCAACTCTTAAAGCAAGTTGTTGAAGCCAAGACACGTAAACTCAGTGCACGTTGGACATTCGAAGCTGCTCAAGACGCACAGGCCATGCATGGTCTAGACGTTGAGGCAGAGATCATGGCAGCTCTTGCACAAGAGATCACTGTTGAGATCGACCAAGAGATCCTCGGCTCACTACGTAGCCTAGCTACCACTTCAGTTACATATGACCAAGCTGCTGTGTCAGGTACAGCTACATTCGTTGGTGACGAGCACGCTGCACTAGCTGTTCTAATCAACCGTGTTGCTAACCAGATCGCTCAGCGTACACGTCGTGGTGCTGGTAACTGGGCCGTTGTTAGTCCAACAGCACTAACAGTTCTACAGAGCGCAACAACTTCAGCTTTTGCTCGCACAACTGAAGGCACTTTTGAAGCACCTACAAACACCAAGTTTGTTGGCACACTAAACAGCGCAATGCGTATCTATGTTGACGGTTATGCAAGTGACAGCACTCCTGTTCTAGTTGGTTATAAGGGTTCAAGCGAAAGTGACGCTGCTGCTTTCTACTGTCCATATATTCCTCTAATGAGCTCTGGAGTTGTTCTAGATCCTAGCACATTTGAGCCAGTGGTTGGCTTTATGACAAGATATGGCTACATAGAATTGTCTAATTCTGCTAGCTCACTTGGTAATGCTGGTGATTACCTGGGTGAAGTTGCTATTACTAGCGGTAACCTATCGTTTAGTTAATCAATTTTTAATTGATACAAAAAACCCGCTTAGGC